CGCCATCCTGAATCCTTCAGCCGCGGCAACAACAACCTCTGATCATGTTGATCCGCGTCCTTAGGCAGACCATGCTGAGCGGACGTGTGGCAAACGTCGGGGAAGTCCTAGAGGCTTCCCCCTCTGACGCCAGGCTTCTGATCGGTATTGGCAAAGCTGTTGAAGCTGCTGCCGCACCTGTCAAGATTGAAGAGCCAGTAGAGGCTCCCATCCCCAAATCAGCGCCCAAGCGCAGGAGATCTACCCAATGACCATCCACAATCTCGGATCGAAAACCGATCTGCTTAAGCTGCACAACAACGCAGTGGTCGCTTCCACTGGTGCTGGCACCCCCGCCTACGTAGACCTTGTGGACTACGAAGGTGATGTGGCCTTCATCATTGATGCCGCAGCTGCTGGTTCTGGCGTCACTCTGACTGCCAAGATCCAAGACAGCGCCACTACCACCTCTGGTGATTTCGCTGATGTGACCGGTGGCGGCTTCACTGCTGCAGCTGCTAACACTGCCTTCCAGCAGAAGATCTACCTGAACAGCAACGACCTGAAGCGCTACGTTCGCGTGCTCTTCACCGTTACCGGTGGCACTGGCACCGGCGCTGTGTCAGTGGTTGCCCTTGGCTCCAAGAAGTACAGCTGATGGCTCTTACGGAAGATCTCGATATCTTCCTGGCAGACTTCGGCGTCAGCTGCACGGCTGGCGCCGTTACTGCACTAGGGATCCTTGACATGCCCAGCCAAGTGGTTGCTGACGGCATGGTGCTCAGCACTGATTACACGCTGACAGCCAAAGCATCTGATTTCGGAAATCTAAGCCGCGGCAGTTCTATCACGGTTGCGACAGTCGCCTATACCGTGCGTGAGGTCATGCTGTTGGATGACGGCAAGTTTGTTCAGATCGGGCTTCAGAAGACATGAGCAGCCCATTTAAGGTCAACAGCAAAAGCCAGTGGTCGACGCTGAATCCAGTGTTGATGGCAGGAGAACCTGGCTTTGAGAGCATTGATAGCAACCTCAAGATTGGCGATGGCAAAACGCCATGGAATCAGTTGCCTTACTTTGCTGGGCCTGGGTATTGGGGGAGCTTCTGGGATCTAACATCCCAAACCGCGACGGCTAATACACCGACTGCAATGCTGCTGCGTTCTGCAGATGCCAGCAACCGCGGCATCAATATCGCCAGCCAGTCACGAATTACGGTTGATCACGCTGGCGTGTATAGCATCACGTTTTCAATCCAGTTCACCAATAACGAAACGCAGATCCACGACATAAACGTATGGTTGCGCAAAAACGACAGTGGCGCATCCGGTGATGTGCCTGCCAGTGACAGCAGGTTTAGTATCATCGCCAAGCATGGCAGCACGCCGGGCAACATCATCGGCACAGTCAACTACGTGCTGAGCTTGGCCGCGGCAGATTACATAGAGCTGATGTGGGCAACCAGTGATGCTGATGCCTATATCCACGCCGAACCGGCAGCTACTAGCCCTTACACGCACCCGAGCATTCCAGGCATTATCTGCACAGTGGTTCAGGTGGCATCAGCATGACAACCAAGCGCGAATCAATCCTGGCTCAGATCGCTACCACGCTGGCTGGCACCACTGGCGTTAGCACGCGGATCTACCGCAGCAGGGTTGAACCGTTGGCACGAGGCGAAAGCCCAGCCATCGTGATCGAACCGATCAACGACACAGCCGAGCAGAACACCAGTTTGCCCACGTTGGACTGGAGCCTGACGGTGCGGATCGCTGTGATCGTGCGCGGCAACGTGCCGGATCAGCAGGCTGATGCCACGGTGGAATCGCTGCATAGCAAGATCATGGCCGACTTGACGCTCGGCGGTTACGCCATTGATGTGCAGCCGCGATCTGTCAGCTTTGAGATGGTTGAGGCTGATCAGCCGGCTGGCGTGATTGGCTGCGAATATCTTGTGCGTTATCGCACTTCAGTCACGAATCTGAGTACAAGCTGAGCCGGCTACGATGGATTGAAAGATCTCATCCGGCCTTAAGCCATGCCGCTGCTTTCTCGCCGCCAGCTGCTGCTGGCTGAACTGGAAGTTACCTACGGGACTGATCCGACCCCTCTTGTAGGCAGCAACGCGATTCTCGTTCGCAATATCGAGGTGACGCCGCTTGAGGCTGAGACCGTTAGCCGTGAACTGATCCGGCCTTATCTTGGTCAGTCTGAGCAGCTGCTGGCGCAGACTCGGGTGCTGATCAACTTTGAGGTGGAGCTGGCAGGTTCTGGCACCGCTGGCACCGCTCCTGCTTACGGCCCGCTGCTGCGTGCCTGCAGCTTCACTGAGACGGTGAGCGCTGGCACAAGCGTGACCTATGAGCCAAACAGCGACGCATCGCCTAAGTCGGTGACCATCTATTTCAACAACGATGGAGTGCTGCACAAGGCCACCGGTTGCCGCGGCACGTTCTCGCTGAACTGTGCAGTAGGCGAGATCCCAACCATCGCGTTCGAGTTCACCGGCATCTACAACACGCCTACGGACGTCGCACTGGGCAGCCCTACCTACGCGAATCAGGCAGACCCTGTGGTGTTCAAGCAGGGCAACACCACCGGCTTCCAGGTGTTCAGCTACGCCGGGTGTCTCCAAAGCTTTAGCCTTGAGCTGGCCAATGAGATCGTCTATCGCGAGCTGGTGGGCTGCACAAAGGAAGTGCTGATCACGAACCGTGCCCCGGCGGGCGAGGTAATGATCGAGGCCGTGCCCGTTGGTACTCACAACTTCTTTACGGATGCCACCGGCAACAGCACCGGCAATCTGACCTTCCAGCATGGCCAGACCGCCGGCAACATCGTGACCTTCACAGCCGGACAGATCGATCTGGGCAATCCGTCCTACAGCGATGAGGATGGGATCCAGATGCTGACCCTGCCGTACATTGCCACCCCGACCGATTCGGGCAATGATGAGATGGAGATTGTGTTCACCTGATCCGCGTGGCTTTTGTCCTAAAGCAGTCCGATTCCTACACTTGGCCGGTGAGCATTAAGCTTCCGGCCAACGGTGGCAAGCGGGAACGGCAAAGCTTTGATGCTGAGTTCAAGCGCCTGCCTCAGAGCCGGATCAATGAGATCCAAGAGCTGGTGCAGAAGCGCCTAAAGGCTACGGAGCGGGGCGAGGAACCGGCTGTTGATATCAGTGACCAGAGCATTGCTGAGGAGATCTTGGTCGGTTGGGAAGGCATCGTGGATGGCGATGGCGAGCCTGTGCCATTCAGCCAAGCCAGTAAGGCCATGCTGCTGGATGTGCCGATGATGGCGCCCGCGCTGATCAACGCCTTCTTTGAATCGTTGGTGGAGCTGAAGAGAAAAAACTGATCGGGGCCGCTGAGCACTGGGTGGCCGGCACTGAGGTTGATGAGACGGCCAAGGATGCAGCCGTGCTCGGTATCGCACCACCACCTAGTAAGGCGGCCAAAGATTACGAGGTGCTTGAGGAAGCGTGGCCAGCTGTGCGTATGTTTCTGAAGGTGCAGACGCAATGGCGTGCTGATAGCGGCGCGATCATCGGCCTGGACTATTCAGCAGTGCGATGGGCGTTTGAGCTGTATGGCGCCGACAATCCAGCCGAGCTGTTGAGTGATCTGCAGATCATCGAGGCTACAGTGGTAGCAGCCGTCAACAAGCGCAAGAGCTGACCTATGGCGCTGGACATGACAACGGCCTTGACCATTAAGGCCAAGGTTGACGGCATCAACCAGATCCAAGGACTAGAGAAGGCGCTCGGTGCTGCTGACAAACAGGCCAATGGATTGGGCAGTGCATTTGGCAAGCTGACTGGCATGGCCGGCAAAGCTGCTGCGGCCATGACTGCGCTCGGCGCAGCCGCTGTTGGTGGCCTTGCGGTGCTCGGCAAGAAAGCGATTGACAGCGCCGACAACCTGAACGATCTCAGCCAGAAAACTGGTGTAGGCGTTGAAGCGCTTAGCAAGTTTGGGGCAGCAGCTGAAGACAGCGGCAGCAGCTTGGATGAGGTTGCTAAGGCGATGGGCAAGCTCGCCAAGGGCATTGTCGATCCTGCATCCAAGGCGAATGAGGCGCTGAGATCGATTGGCGTTAGCTCGGTAGATGCCAGCGGCAAGGTGCGCAGCGTTGATGCTGTGATGCTGGACATTGCCGATAAGTTCAGCAAGCTGCCAGATGGTGCGCAAAAAACTGCGCTTGCTATGGATATCTTCGGAAAATCAGGCGCGAACCTGATTCCGATGTTGAACGGTGGCCGTGAGGCGATGAGTCAATACAGCGCCACCATCACAACCGAGATGGCACAAGCTGCCGACAAGTTCAACGACGCGATCAACATGATCATGCGTGAACTGGCGGGGCCGTTTAATCAAGCGATCACGGCATCTCTCCCATACATCACGCAACTGGCTGTGCAACTCGGCCAGTCCTTACCTGGTGCGATTCAAGCCCTAACGCCAATCATCACCGGACTGCTCCAAGGTCTGACGCAGCTCGGCCAATGGTTCAGCACGCTTAGCCCACAGGCGCAGACCTTTGTGATTGGCGCCGCTGCATTGACTGCTGGCTTTATTGCATTGGCCCCCGCAGTGACAGCGATTGTGGCTGTGTTCACAACGCTTGGCCCGCTGATCACCGGTATTGCTGCGGCTATTGTCGGCATCCCTGCGGTGATCGCTGGCTGGGCTGGCGCGATTGGCCCGCTGATCTCCGCCCTTGGCACCCTTGGTCCAGCGCTTGTCGCTGTGTTTAGCGGCCCTGTCGGCTGGGTGGCATTGGCCGCTGCCGCTGGCGTGGCGATCTACACATTCCGCGATCAGATCAGCGGTGCGTTTCAAGCCATTGGCTCAGCCATCGCTACAGCCGCAACGGCGTTCAAGACGGTCTTTATTGATCCGGTCATTCAGCTTGGGCAGCAGGTAGTTGATTGGTACATCAACACTTGGATGGGCATCTTTGACTTCATCAAAAAGCCATTCGAGATGGCATGGAAATGGATACAAGAGAACTTTATTGCACCAATGCAAAACGCTTTCCAGCAGGCTGTGCAGTTCATTCAGAACGCATGGGCCGGGATGCAGCAGATCATCTCCGCACCATTCACCGCTGCCCTAAACATCGTCAAGAGCGCTCTCAATGGCATTATGGCCGCGATTGAAGGTGGCATTAATGGAGCTGTGGGTGCGATCAACGCACTGATCGCCGCGGCCAACCGAGTTCCTGGCGTCAGCATTCCAACCGTTAGCCCAGTGAAGTTGCCACGCTTTGCTGAAGGTGGTGTGGTCACCGGTCCGACCATCGCAATGGTGGGTGAGGGCGGCGAGCCTGAGTACATCGTGCCACAGTCCAAGGCAAGTAAGTTTGCCGCTAACTGGATGGCCGGGGTCCGTGGCGCGGCTGCTATCCCGCGATTCGCTGAGGGTGGTGTGGTGGTGCCCAGTGCAAACGTGAGCATCCAGACGGGCCCTGTCACGCAGATGAATGGTGCAAACTATGTGACCACGCAGGATCTAAGCCGTGCGGTGCAGGCTGGCATTAATCAAACGCTCAGCCTTATTGCTGGTGATGGCAGCGTGCGTCGTCAGCTGGGGATGGCCTGATGGCGTATTACGACCTACTCTGCTTCCTTGAGTATTACGCTGATCGAACCAGCGTCTACGACATCAGCACTGGCAAACGTGCGCCAACGCGACGGTGGCAGAACTTCTACCAAGTGCCGCAGGATCTTTCGACGGTGGATAGCGATGTACAGGGCAACTTTGTCTACATCCCCTTCACCGCTGAGGGATTCACGCTTAGGCCCGCCAACAGCATTGGCGAGCTATCAATCGAGATCGCTGCTACTGCAGATATCATCGATCTAACTGATACAGCCGTTGGCGCTGGTCGACTTGTGATCGCATCGCTTTACCTGCAGGATGCTGGTGAGGATGCCTTGGATCCTGCTAGCGCGACACTGATCAGCCGCTACATTGGTGGGATTGATGGCGCAGCAGTTGATGACACCTCAGTCAGCTGGTCTGTTAGCCCTGTGATCGACAAAAGCAAACCACAGATTCCTACCCGCAAGGTGTCATCTGATCTGGTCGGGAGGTTTACGGGACGATGAGACAACTTCTGGGGATCAATTTGCAAGTGCGTTGCGTCGATGGGAGCACGCATGATGGCATCAAACTATTTGTGCAAGACAATCATCGCGTGTATGTTTCCGCTGATGGTAGCAAGCTGACTGACGTGGACTGCATCGAGCACTGCACCTTGGTTGTCCCACCTATGGTGCTAGCAAACGTGCTGCACGCCTGCAAGGAGTGTGAGTGATGGCTAAGAGAAACACCGGAACAGGCTTAGAGCGCAACACTGTTACACGCGCAGATCTTGGATACCGAGGCTTGTCCTACGAAGTCGGGTCAGCCCAACGTCAACAGTCATTTCAAAACGCCAGGCCACCAGTGCAAAGCAAAGCTGTTGAAGCTTTGCAACCAACACCGCAAGCACGCTCAGCCCCAAATCAAGCGGCAGCACAACAGGACAAATCACCGGCAAACCGTAAGGCTCCACAGGCGGATCTAGGTGCGCAGCAGAAGATTGCAACCGCCGGCGAGACCGTTCCAATCGCCTTTGGCAAACGAGTGAGCGGTAATGGCGGAATATGGGTACAGCCGTCACTGGTTAAGGCAGGATCCTATTTCTTCAAGGGCAGTTTCCTATTCCCCGTCAGTCAAGGCGAGATTGTCAGCAGCCCAGTGAAGCATCGCGTATGGGTTGGCCTGCGCAATATGGCGTTCTTGGCTGATCAGACCATCACGATCAGCAATATCTACAACAGCGCTGCAACGCTTGCAGGATCCCCTGGAACGTGCCCGGTATTGGGTGCTGGGATGTATTGCGGGAATGATACTTATTCCTATTTAACAGAACCCCTGCCCGCGTCTGGTGAACAAACAGACCGACAGGATTGGACCGCCTCTAGTTACTATGGTGTCAGGGCAATCGCCAGAGGGACAGGCGATACAACAAACTCGGTCATAAAAGCAACAATACAAGTATTCGACAATATCACAGGAGCGGATCTAACATCAGCCTTCTGGGGCTACTTTGGCTTGCCAACTACAACAGAAGGTATTTTTAACGCTGTAATCACATCAGGCGGTTCGATTGTTGGCGGTTATGGTGTTGGTGTGGTTCAGGATTTTATTGATGGCACGAATATACCTGCCGGTACGGCAGAAGGCTACAACGCTCCACCCAATCCCGTACTAACGGCAATTGGTTCGTCTGGTAGTGTAACCTGGATTTATACTGGAACAGGCGTAGACAATCAAATCAATCCATCATTGCCGGCGTCAACTGGCACTTTGGAGGCAGTGCAATATGAGTATGTAATTAGCAAATACGCCAATCCTTCCAGCACGCCAACGGCTGACAACTCATCCTTTGCGGATATCACGTTTCTGAAAGTGGTTGGCGATATTTATGACCCGCCAGAATCAGGCAGCTATCCGACCACCACGCGCCAGATCTCGGTTTACTACGAGCAGGGCGTTAAGGTCGATCTCTACAGCGTGGGACTGGTCAGTGGCGTTTACACCCGTGGAGCTAGTAACCAGCTGGTTGATCTGGCGATGTACCTGTTCACGATCTACAAGCGCGTGAGCGCTACTGATCCAGACGTTGCAGCGCCGATCTATATTGATAACATGCAGGACATCGCAGCCTTCTGTGATGAATACAGTTTGCACTTCAATGGTGTGATCTCTGAGTCGCTGAACATCGTTGAGTTCCTTAGCGAGACCGCGCCTTACTTCCTGCTTTCATTCCAGTCGGATGGCGGTCAGTATCGCTTCTCACCGCTGCTGCCACTGAATGCTAGCGAAGAGATTGATGCCACTGCCCTAACGCCTGCAGCCACGTTCACTGAGGATGAGATCCTGCCAGGATCATTCAGTAAGACATACGTTTCAGCCGCTGACAAAACCGACGTAAACGCGGTGATGCTATATCGCAAAAATGACCCTGACGCTATTGGTACACAGCAGACCGTGCAAGTGCGTTACAGCGGCGTGAGCCTAGATGCACCGGTAGAGCAGTTCGATCTGACTGATTTCTGCGCCAACCGCGATCACGCCATCATCTATGGGAAGCACTACCTAGCGCGGCGCAAGTATTCCGTGCATTCGATCAGCTTTGCAACGCCGCTTTCAACTGCTGGCCTTAAGCCGACCGACATTATCAAGGTCGACCGTCAGCGCATCACGAGCACGGGCGACAACCGCAGCGAGATTGAGTGGTATCAGATCACAGCCATTAATCACCAGACCGATGGCACCACCAGCATCGAGGCGGCGCAGTTCCCGGTCAACGGCAGCGATGAGGCTGTGATCAGTGATGAGGTGCTGAGTGGCACCTTTACAGTGGTGTGATGGCCACCTTCCCCTCGCTGGCACCGCGCACTCGGTCGCTCACGTTGGGCGATATCCCGCAGCAGGTTTACGTGGGCACCAGTGGCGGTGAGGTGCGCTTCAAGCAAGGCAGCAGCTACATCGCGCAGCAGCTGACCTTGGGCTATGAGTATCTGACTGAATCAGAGACACAGCAAATCCTGGATCACTACGCTGGCCAGCAGGGCAGCCTGATCCCCTTTGATTTATCTGCGGCAGTATGGGGTGGCTACACTACGCCACCGGTTAGCAGCTTGGCGTACCAGTGGCGCTACACCGGGCCGTTTGATGTGAGCATCGCATCGCCACGCCGCTACAGCCTGACGGTTGAGCTTGAAACGGTGCCGATCTGATCATGGCCTTTCCTGCCCTCATCCCATCGGCCCGCGTCTACATCCCTGGCGATGTGCCGCACCAGCAGCAGGTGGCGCTATCCGGTGCTAACAGCGGTTATCGGCAAGGCAATCGCCGCATTGGGCAGACCCTAGGGCTGAGCTTTAACAACATCAGCGAGGCCGATCTCGATCTGATCAAGGCGCATTACCAAAGCGTTGATGGCACCTTCGGGATCTTCTTCCTGTCGGCTGAGGTCTGGAACGGCTACACCACGCCGCCAGTGCCATTGCTTAGCGATTACGCATGGCGCTATGCCGGCGCACCATCCATCACAGATGGATCCTGCGACCTGTGGAGCATTGAGCTGGAGCTCACTACCTACGCGATCAACACCGGTGATCTGATATTTAATGGCGGTCTGGCTGCTGCAGCGCCGGCCAGAGACTATATCCTGAATGGAGGTGGGGCAGCTGCAACGCCTGCCCGTGACTATGTGATCGCCCCTGGTGCAGCAGCATGAGCATCACCCTTTCAGCACTTCAACGCCAGCGGCGCGACACTGCTGCCAACTGGACCGCAGAGAATCCAACGCTGCTGGCTGGTGAGATTGGCGTAGAAAGCGATACCGGCTACTGGAAGATTGGCACCGGCGCCGCAGCATGGAACAGCCTGGGGTACGTGCGTGGCACTCAGCTGAGCGCATATCCCATCGTTAATGCCGACATTGCAGCGGCTGCTGAAATTGCCGTGAGCAAGCTGGCTGATGGCGCAGCCCGCCAACTGCTGCAGACCGATGCGGCTGGCACTGGCGTTGAGTGGACCAGCAACGTAGATGTGCCAGGCACGTTGGACGTGACTGGGGCAGCGACGTTTGATGGCAACGTGACGGTTCAGGGTGATCTGACCGTCAACGGCAGCACAACGACCATTGATACCACCACGCTGGTGGTAGAAGACAAGAACATCGAGATCGGCAAGGTTGCTACGCCAACCGATGTGACAGCCGATGGTGGTGGCATCACGCTTAAGGGCACTACTGACAAAACAATCAACTGGGTGGACGCCACCGATGCGTGGACGTTCAGCGAACACGTCAACATTGCAAGCGCCAAGGAGTATCGGATTGCGGGCACCAAGGTGCTTGACGCCACAAGCTTGGGCAGTGCTGTGGTTAGCAGCAGCCTTACCAGTGTTGGCACCATCGGCACCGGCGTGTGGAATGGCACCCCTGTTGCGACGGGCTATGGCGGCACTGGGCAGACCACCTACACCAATGGCCAGCTGCTGATTGGTAAGACCGATGGCACGCTGGCGAAGGCAACGATCACGCAGGGCAGTGGCGTCACCATCACAAACGGCGATGGCGCGATCACCATCAGCGCCACTGGCAGCGGTGGCACCGTAACTGCAGTCACTGGCACCAGCCCAATTGCAAGCAGTGGAGGCAACACGCCCGATATCAGTATTCAAGACGCGACGACAGCACAAAAGGGTGCTGTGCAGCTTGAGGATTCCACCACCAGCACTAGCACAACCAAGGCAGCCACACCTAACTCGGTGAAATCTGCCTACGACCTAGCCAATGCCGCACTACCTAAGTCAGGCGGCACGCTGACTGGCGACCTGACCCTAAACGCTCAATCTGATCTGCGCTTTGCCGATTCAGATAGTAGCAACTGGGTGGCATTTCAAGGTCCTGCCACAGTGGCTAGCAATGTGACGTGGACGCTTCCGAGTGCAGATGGCACTAACGGTCAATTGCTGGGCACTAACGGTTCGGGTACGCTGAGCTGGCAGACGCCACCGACTTCTGCTGTAAGCCTTGGCCTTGTAATCGCCCTATCCTGACACCATGGCTGAAACCTTTAATAACGCCAGCGTCAAGCTGACGACCACAAGTGCAACCGACATTTACCGGGCGCCGACTGGTAACGCAGCAGATCGCGCGATTGTACTGAGCTGTTTGGTGGCGAATGTAGATGGCACCAACAATGCGGACATCACCATCACGGTTACTGATGGCAGCAATAACGTACTGAGCACGCTGGCAAGCACGATTACTGTGCCCGCTGATGCTTCGCTTGAAGTGATCGCCAATAAGCTGATTCTCAAGCAGTCACAGAAAGTCAGGGCAACCGCATCGGCAGCCAACGATCTTGAGGTGACACTTAGCGCATTGGAGATCACGGTATGAGCAACGGCGGTATTATTGGCAAGACAAATGTTCCGACGGCAGGCACAGCCTCTGGTGTCTGGACGATTGATGAAGTTTTTCTTGCAAAAGCTCAAAATATCTGGCCAATCCCACCTATAAATGTCACGTATTTAGTGATCGCCGGTGGTGGCGGCGGATCGTTTGGTGGCGGCGGCGCAGGTGGTTATCGAACAAACAAGACAGGCGAAAGCAGCGGCGGCGGTTCATCTGCAGAGGGAAGCTTTGCGATTGCATTATCTACAAATTACACTGTCACGATTGGCGCAGGTGGCACAGGTAAAACAGCAAGCAGTAAGGGTAACAATGGAAGCAATAGTGTCTTCGCCACAATTACATCTACTGGCGGCGGTGGTGGTGGTGGTTTTGGTGACACTGTTCTAGATGGCGCTACCGGTGGATCTGGCGGCGGCGGCGGCGTTGGTGCGTTCCCATACCCAGCAGGCGCAGGCGGCTCTGGTACTACAAATCAGGGCTATGCAGGTGGCGCCGGTGTAGGCGGAGGGGCTGCTAATGCGTTTGGTGGTGGTGGCGGGACAGGTCAAGCCGGAACGGCTGCCACCAGTGGGGTGGGAGGTGACGGCGGTGATGGTGTGTCGTCTTCAATTACAGGATCAGCGGTTACCAGAGGCGGTGGTGGTGGCGGTTCGGCAAGTTCAACAATCGGCACTGGTGGCACAGGTGGTGGTGGAGATGGCGGACGACAAGGCGGCACCCCGGCAGCCGTAAACGGCACTGCTAATACTGGCGGCGGCGGTGGCGGCGCTTACAATTTGACTGGCGCCAATGGTGGTTCTGGTGTCGTGATTTTGCGCTACCCAAGCAGCTATAGCCTCACCAACCCAGGCGGCGGCTTAACCCTTTCAACTGCTACAGATGGCAGCGATAAGGTAACAACCATCAGCGCCGGCACCGGCAACATTCAGATCGCATAGTCATGGCACATTACGCGTTTCTTGACGACAACAACATCGTTACAGAGGTGATCGTCGGTAAAGACGAAGCCGAGGATGGCGTGGACTGGGAGCAGCATTACGGCAGCTTCCGTGGGCAAGTGTGCAAACGCACCAGCTACAACACCAGCGGCGGCGTTCACTCTGGTGGCGGCACACCATTCCGCAAGAATTACGCCGGCCTTGGTTACACCTACGACGAGCAGCGCGATGCTTTTATCCCACCGCAGCCCTTTCCGTCTTGGCTGCTGAACGATGAGAGCTGCCTGTGGGAACCGCCGGTTGCAATGCCCGAAGACGGGCAGCTGTATCAATGGGATGAAGATGCCCAGCAGTGGGTACCCGTCTGATGGCAGTTAAAAGCAAAACCGGCACCGGTGCCCTCCAGCATCAATCCGGCCCACCCAAGACCACACGGCAGGGGTATGGCCAGCGATCACGGCCACGCCGTCGCGGAAAGAAGCCCTTACGTGGGCAGGGCCGGTAAGCTAGATCTGTAGCCGTTGCCGCCATGATCGAGATCATTGCCGCAGTGGCTGGCGCATCAATTACCGTGGCAGCTATGGGCGCCACTGGCGCCATCCGGCGCAATGATCAGGCGCGTGATGCAGTAATTAGGCTCACCTCAGCGGTAGAGCACATCGCCTCGCAGCTTGAGGTGCTCCACACCGATATCAAGGAAGATCGAAAAGAAACGTTCGGGCGGCTGTCGACGGTAGAGCAGCGCGTCTCTAAGTTGGAAGCACGTCCACCATTGTGCTGATCATGGATCAGGCCACCACCATTGCGGTGATTGCCATCATCGTTGCAGCAGGCAGCGAGATCATTGCAGTCTCACCGCTCAAGTCCAATAGCTGGGTTCAGCTGATCTTCAAGGCTTTGCAGCTGGCCTTCCCAAAGCAGCGCCGCTGAATCATGGCCAACGACGCGCCAATCTCGTTGCAGCAGCTGTTCAGGTATTACAAGGCACTGCCGCACCAGAGCGCCGCGATTCAGCAGCTAGAGGCCGACTTATCCGCCAACGGCTACGACGCCGTGATGCGCCGCGACCGCGAGTGGTTCCAGACGTGGAGCCAAGGCGGAAAGCAAAGCGACCTAAGCGCAGCGATCAGCTTGATTAAGGAGTTTGAGGGCTGCCACCTTTCGGCATATCCCGACCCGCTCAGCGGCGGCGACCCTTGGACTATCGGCTATGGCACCACCCGCTACAGCGGCGGCGTGCCCGTGAAGCGTGGCGACAAGATCAACGTGATCGAGGCCGACATGCTGCTGCGGCTGGAGGTGGATCGCATCGCCGAGAAGCTGCGCACCACCATCCCGCACTGGAAGGTGATGGATGACAACCAGCGATCAGTGCTGGTGAGCTTTGCCTACAACCTTGGCGCTGGCTTCTACGGATCAGAAGGGTTCGAGACCATCAGCCGTTGCCTGCGTGATCGTGACTGGGCGGCAGTGCCAGCAGCGCTTGAGTTGTACAGAAACCCTGGCACCAATGTTGAGGCAGGCCTGCTGCGGAGGCGCCGGGCAGAGGGCAAGCTATGGGGCCAGCATCAGGCCGCGGCCGAACCTGAAACCGCCAAGCTGCGCCCCATCAGCCCGTTCAACGCACGGATCACGCCGCACATCAGGTTGGGTGAGTTTGCGCTCGATCAGGAAGCGCGGCGGTTCCAGCACCAGTACCAGCTGGACACTGCAGCTGAGCTGGCTGCATTCCTTGAGCGGGCCAGGACGGCATTCGGTGGGAAGCCGATCATCATCACAAGTGGCTTCAGGCCGCCAGCCGTGAACGCCTCGGTGGGTGGCGCCAGCGGGAGCGAGCACCTTTACAACGCACCAAGCGTCGGCGCCGTGGACTGGTATATCGAGGGGGTCGACGTCTACAAGCTGCAGGATTGGTGCATCAAGAACTGGCCTTACAGCACCGGCAAGGGAGCGCCTAAAGGATTTATTCACACCGGGATCAGGCAAGGACGACCTAAGGTCGTCTGGGATTATTGAGGATGATGCGACCAAAAGAGAAGCACGGCCACGCAACGAACGGCTATTCGCCTACGTATCAATCGTGGCTGGCCATGAAAAGCCGTTGTTTTCAGCCGTCTTCAGTGAGATGGCAGCACTATGGCGGCGCTGGCGTTACTGTCTGCGAGAGATGGCTTTCATTCTCAAACTTTCTTGAAGACATGAACGAACGCCCAAGCGGCACGACACTCGGCCGCATTGGAGATAAGGGCAACTATGAGCCTGGCAACTGCCAGTGGCAGACCAATAAAGAACAAAGCAAGCATGGCTCAAGCAATGGACGGGCAAAGCTGACTGAAGAGCAAGTGCACTGCATCCGTGCTCTTTACAAGCCCAAAGCAAGACGAGGATGCTCGGCCAAAAACATGGCAGCCGATCTAGAGGTAAGCTTCACCACTGTTGACGAGATCTTGCGCCGCAAGACCTGGAGGCATATTTAATGGCTCTCTTGCCTGACCATGAGATCCGCCGGCTGTGTCAACAGCATTCGATGCTGTCGCCATACAACGAAGAACAGCTCAACCCCGCGAGCTATGACGTGACCCTCGGCGGCCAGATCATGATGGAGGTAGCCAAGACGCCGGAGCTGCAGAAGGTTCAGCTGCATGGCCACACGCAACAGGATCCGTTCTGGATTCAGCCTGGTGAGTTCTTTCTGGCTGAAACGCAGGAGATCTTCAATCTGCCCAATCATGTTGGCGCTCAGTTTGTGCTCAAGTCCAGCCGCGCACGCGAGGGCTGGGATCATGCTGAAGCCGGCTGGGCTGACCCCGGATGGTTTGGCAGCAGACTCACCATGGAGCTACGCAACCAACGGCGGCTGCATCCATTGCCGATCTGGCCTGGCCTGCGGATCGGCCAGATGAAGTTCCTGCTAGTCAGTGGCACTGTGGAGCGCAGCTACGCAGAAACCGGAAGATATAACGCAGACCTGGGCGTCACTGGATCCAAGGGCTAGCGTTCGTTCGGAGAGTCAAGGCACTTAGGCGCTGGCCTCAGCCACCGGCGCCTTTTTCATTGGGTGATCGAGCGGCGCCATGCGCAACCGAATGATCTTGCTCGGAGCCTCGGCTGGATCATCCATCGGGATCATGGTGTAATCGTCGCAACCATGGCTCTCGGCGAAGTGGCTGGCAGCCTGGTGGGTGGCGAACGGCCCGATATGCCACGGGCCGATGCGGAGGATGTATTGCATTGCGGGACGGTAGCGCGAATCCTGCTGCTGAATCCCATAGCAATTCTGCAGTCTCGTGAGACTTAGTTGCGACCGCTACCGTGTGCCAAGCGGCGGCTAGCCCATGCGGGCGTTCTACCTAGAGATCTCCGCCAAGCTGATCTATCGATCTGACACGGACCCAGATGATCTGCCAGCGGATATCTATTCGCACTTGGCGGAGTTCATCCCATCAGACGACGACATCATCGATATCGAGGTGAACGCCGTCCCGTTGCCAGTTGATCTCGGTGGATCGTCACAGGATTGACGAGACGAGACTGGTCACACGGCGATCAGCGCGTGATCAGATCCTCCTGGCATGGAACTATCAGTGTGCTTACTGCGGCTCAGATCTGGGCCGCAGCCCGACCATTGATCACGTCATCCCCAAGGCGCACGGTGGCACAACCACGCCATCGAATCTGGTGGCCTGTTGCATGGGTTGCAACTGCAGCAAAGGCCATAAGCCATGGGTGGACTGGTATCGCTCTCAACCTTTCTGGACTGCACTGGGTGAGTGGGCTATCGCGCAGTGGCTACATGATGGTGGCTAAGATTCTGGCCTCAACCTTTCTTAGGTCTGAGGCGTCCGCTGTGCCCGGCAGCGGCGAGGCTGGCACCGCGTGAGGACCAGCTACCGGGCAACCCAATCAAGGCAGGATCCTGCTGCACACCCATAGCGCTATCCAGCAGGTCACCCAATACTCAACGATCAGGATCAGCACGTCGTCCAGCATCAGCGGGCCAGCAGATGATCGAGATACAGCTCGGCCTGCCATAGGTCAGAGCTATAGCGGCAAATGCCACCAACGCAGCTGCGGTAGTAAATCTCGCCCTGCACTGGCATCAGCGTTTCGATGTAGCCGCCATCTCGATCTGTGCGGCTGATCACTTCAGGTCCGAACATTGCCGCGCCTCTTGCTGGTGGATCCATGTTTTCAGTCTGCCGACATACTCCCGTAGCACCTGCGCCTGCTGCAGGTGAAATGGATCTCTGCTGACAAACCACAGCTGATTGTGGCGATCAATCGCCTGAAGTGATTGGTGGATCAGCGGACACCAATCAGCACGAACAGGTGTGGCCCACTCACGCGGCACGTTCGTACATTTCACAGCGGGACGCATAACGCCCGCCACTACGCTTCGATTCTGGCAACGCCAACCCACATGCCTGGTGGCGCATCTCCCAGTAGTGACAATCCCAGCACATCATTGGCCCATCAGCTGGCCGGATGCGATTGCGTGCTGCTTGGTAGATCTGCTGCGCCTTGATGAGCGCCGTCTGCAGGTGCACCGTTCCGGTATCCATCTCTAGCTGATGCTCAGGCTTTGGGCCGAGCACCACGCGAGCGTGCCAGTTGCGATCAGATCGGCTGCACACCAGCAGCAAACGGCCGGCGTGCAGGCTGATCATTCATCCTCCCCGTAAGCCGGCTGATGGAAGATCCGCTCTAGCGTCATGCTGGCCGGCTCCTCAGGCCCATCCGTGACATACGCAGCGACCGGATCCGTGCCATCAGCTGCCACGTATACGCATGAGTAGCCGTAAGGCTTCACCACCACCAGACCCGTGCGCTTGCTGCGCGTGAGAATCCGCAACGCAAGGCGTTCAATCAGATTGAGGCCAGGCAGCTGGTGCATCATCCCTCCAGTTTGGCAATCAGACGGTCGATATACCAGCGGCACTTGCGGGCGTCTTCCAAGGCATGGCCTTTGCACCAGATGCGCAGCAGATACTTCAACGCCTGGCCCTGCAGATAGGCAGGCACCATGTGCGGCGCGTCAGTGATCGCCGCTTCAATCACATCGATGGCCTCCACTGGGCCGCGGCGGTAATGGTCTGGATTGATTGGATCAGTCATCGAGCCATCCCCATGCAATGCGTTTGCAGATGCGCCATGCGTGTTTTTCGTCAACGTCAAACTCAGCCGCCAACTGGCGGTAGCTCCACCCCTCGGTGCGGAGTTGGCGCAGCTTGCGCACCAGCTCCGGCGTGAGGATGGCGGCGTGATTAAGCTCTCCGGCCTTAAATGGCCGGCCGGTTGGCATCACAGCCACTTATCTCCCAGCAGCTGCTGACGGCACACCTCAATCGCCTGCTGCGCTTGCTTCTGCGTCATCACCGATTCAGTGGCATCCATGGCACGGGCCACGCGGGCTAGCAGCTCGGGGTAATCCGTGTCGCGGAAATTGGCCGCCAGATCACGGGCAAACTCATTCCACAGTCCGGTGTAGGTGCTGCGCAACGGGTGGCCATACGGCAGCTGATCGCGGCCGCTGCGTTCATAGAGGGCCTCCATCATGTCGGCGCGTTGTTGATCCAGCTGTTGGGCGTTCATGGAGTAATCAGTGATTGAAGGATGTTGAGCAGCTCTTCGCGGCGTGCGGAGATGTGCGGGTGGCTAGGTAGATTGGCCAGTTCATCCAAGCGGGCACGTAGCAGGTTTGAGAGCCGCATCCGCTCCTCTTGGCGACCAGCATTAAACATGCCGGAATCGCTGATAAGGGCTTCTAGCTTGGCGCGAGTGTGATCTGTCATCACACCACCTCCACCGTGGCACCTGGCCAGCGGTTCTGCGCGTACTTGGCCGCGGCCGTCTTGGATTCGGCGCGTGTGTACCACTTCAGCGGTTGCGCACCACGCGGGTAGACCAGCACCGTGAAATCCTTGACGCGGGCATTGTGACGCGGCCGGCTGACGCCCTCGCCATAGCAACCAGTTTCGTGTTCTTCAGTGCGCCAGTGCAGCAACGCGCCTCTGATCTCAGTCATGGGTTGATTCGTGTTCAGGGTTGAGCCATTCAATCTGCGACCACCATTCCAGCCAAGTGTCAGCAGCGATCAGCTTGGCCTCGGTGAGGCTATGGGCCGTGATCGATTCAAAGACGTTGGCGGCTTTGATCGTGAAGTAAAAGCGGCGTTCAGTCATGCCGCACCACCTGCTGCGTGCCTGAGTGAGTGGGGCTGTGATGTGCGCCTGATTCAATGCCGATCATGGCGAACACACTGGCGGCGATCAGGCAACAGATCGCGTTGTTAATGCGGTTCATGATGCGACCATCCGTGCGATGCGGTCGTTGAGCCGATGCAGCCATGCGCCGAGCATTAGACCGCTGACGTACACGGCAACGACGATTTCTGCGAGCTGAGCAGTCCATAGGTAAAGAGTCGGCCCCCAGTCGCTTGTGAGTGCCTGTTTCATGGTGTGTGTGGATTGGTGTGCTGGGCCAACCGGCAGTGCGGGCTTAGTCAGGCCGTGTTGATCTCGTGGTGACGCGTCGTGTGATCCGTTCCGCGGCGGTTGAGTTTTGCGAGTGGGCCGCTCCCCTCGTGTGGCCATTATGCCCCTTCTGCGGTGCACGTCAAGGGTGGCCAGTCATATCCCGTTACACCGCATCACTGCCCACCGCCAAGTCAACCGGCACCCGCAGCACCGGCACGCTTTTGCCGTTTGGCTCCTTGCGCTCCCAGCCCACGACGGCCAGGCTCACCGCCAGCTCAGCCGTATACCAGCGGTGCTGGCAGGCTAAGCATCGGCGTTGCCGCACCACACGGTCAGCATCGTGGCCGTTGGTATAGGTTGCGCGTATCTCATCGCTGCCGCATTGGGGGCACTTCACAGCTTCGCTAGCGTGTATCTGTACACCACCACTATGGCACCATGAACTTCGGTGAGTGGATGGCTGTCCAGCTATCAGCAGAACAGCAGTTTGAGATCGAAAAGCAGGCCCGCACCCTGCTAACCAGCGAGGATGCAGGCCCAATGGCCGCGGCGCTCCTAAAGCAAGCCTGCTACCAGCAGCAGCTGCTGCAGCAGGCCGTCAACGAGATCGCCAGACTTGAATGCGAGCTGATGGGGCGTTAGAAGAGATCAGCGTCCACCACAACGCCATCAGTCGCCTTAGCCAAGCTTTCAGCCGCGCCTTTGGCCTCAATGGCTTGCTGCGTCTTCCAGTCCGGCTTAGCCACAACACTGAGATACTTCATCCCGCTGTTGGCGGTCTTGGCCCAACCGCTCAGCCGCACAGGAATCTCATTGCGGTCACCCTGTGGGTCGGCGTTCATCAGGTACTGCGCCAAGGCATACGCTTGATCGGCGGGCACATTCAGCACGCCATCAAACTCGGGATAATTCTTGCCAGCTTGGAACTTCTCGCCCATCCGTTTTTGCCAGTCGGCCTCGGATTGCTTAAACAGTGCGCCGTTAACGGAAAAAGTCATGGTTGCTCGTGGGTGATGGTGTTGGCCTGTTCGTATTGCTCCACCTCGGCCAGGGGGTAGAGCACGAAGCCTGGGGTGCGGAAGTACGGCGGGCCCTTGCCTGCCTTACGCCAGCGTTGCAGCGTGTCAGGGTGCAGACCCCATCGCTTAGCTAACTGCGTGGCCGTTAAGTAATCAGAAGAGTTCATCCTGATCCGTTGCGGCGACTGTGGTTTCGGGCTGCAGCTTTGCATTCAAATCAGCCACGCTGGTCTCAGTCACCGTGACGGGCTGCACATCGAGCACCTCCTCTTGGCTTTGCATACCGAGCAACAGGTCGCTGGCGTACAACCTGCCCCAGAAAGCGGCGGCCCGGTAACGGATCATCAGCTCGGGCATCGTGGCCCACTTGCTGCCGCTCTTTGTGGCCCAGCCTTCACGCTTGGCCATCGCCATCGTGATTGTTGGCCCCTTCAATTCCTGTTGGCTGGCAAGGTCAGTGGCAACCGCATAGCAGGCGAGCGAATCGCCAGTGCCGCTAAGTTCAAACCGGAGTGGGCTGAAACGCCCGCAGCCATTCACCATCGCAATGATGAAGCTACTGCTCCAGCTGGGGCGCCCGTGAATTACGTGCAGATGCTGCATTGCCAAGAACGGGCTGATGCCCATCCGGTTGGCGATTTCAAGCGCTACAAGGCAGTTAGCAAAGCCCTGTTGCCCTTGGAACTGCGGCGGGATCAGCGTGCTGCTAGCAAGCGCCTTGGCGATCCGTTGGGCATCCTCAAACTGTTGAATGCCCGAGAAGACAGAGCCGGCGGCCTGCGTGGTGGTTAGTGCTGTGGTCTGGTCCATCAGTAGGTCTCGATTTCAGTGGTTGCCTGTTGCTGGCCAGCCTGTCCCGTCATCCATGCCGGCAGGCTGATGGTTTCGATCTGATCGCTGTAGCTCGGCCAGCTATCAGCGGCGCGGCAGGTGGCCAGCTTGCCTAGGTCGAACATTGCCTGTTCATAGCCGCGGTCGATCATCTCGGCATCGGCCGCATACACAGCAACCGCGTAAGGCGCTGTCGTCTCGACACAGATAAAGATGAACTGATCGGGCCGCTTGCCGGTGGCAGCCTGAACCCCGTGCATGTACCAGCCTGCTTGCACGTGATAGCGGTAGTCGCCAATGCTGCGCCGGAAACCACGCGGGCTGGCGTCCCTAGTGGTCTTGAGATCCACCATGATGCTGCCGTCATCCGTAAGCCAATCGGGCCGGCACTTGCACTCCACCCCATATGTGGCATCCGTCCACATGTGCGTGGTCTCTGCCTTGCCAGCCAGCCCCAACAGCATTGCTGCACCGGGATGGCGCATGATGCTGCGGCCCATGGCCATCACCGTCTCGGCATCGTCGGCAGTAATAACGGTTTTGCGCTTGGCATCGGCTTCAAACGCGGCCCATTGCTCCTTGCCTTCCTTGGTGCGGCGGTTGATATCAGAAGGCGCCACAGCGATCTGGTTATCCCATTGATCCAGCTCCAACACATGCGTGTGCAGTGCGGTGCCAAGGCGCATGGCAGGCGTGGGCTCAGGCCAGACGCGATTCGGATCTAGGTAGCGGGCCCAGTAGTGCAGAGGGCTTTTGGCGATCTGATCCAAGCCGGACTTGCTGACCGCATAGTGCCGGTGATAGTCGGCGTTTTGCATGATCTCCTGCGAGTTGCCACCAGATACTAGCACTTGCGGCCAGATGCTGCTAGGTTCGGCTGGCCACGGCAAAGCCCATGCGCCACTACCTCGAACAATCCGTCTACGACGCCGCTATCGAGCGGCTGGATTTCATCTTTCAGCACTTCACCCGTGTCTACGTCTCCTTCTCTGGTGGCAAGGACAGCGGTGTTCTCCTCAATCTCGTTTGCGACTACGTGCGAGAGCGCAAGCTGCCGATCAAGATTGGCGTCCAGATCATGGACAACGAGGCCAACTACACCCACAGCGAGGAGTTCATGCATCGCATCCTCCAAGCCAACCGGGACATCCTTGACATCTATTGGTGCTGCCTGCCCATCACGCTTCCCTGCACCGTCAGCTCCTACGAGATTGACTGGCAGTGCTGGGGTGAGCAGGATCGGCACCGCTGGATTCGCCCCATGCCGCAGCAGGATTACATCGTCAACCTGCAGAACCATCCTTTTGGCGACCTGTTCATGGAGAACATGGACTACGCCACCTTCTGGGACATGTTCGCGGAGTGGTACAGCCAAGGAGAGCCCTGCGCCAATCTGATCGGCATCCGCACCGTTGAATCGCTCAACCGGTTTCGGGCCATCCTGAATCAGGACAAGGAGACCATGCTCGGCCGCATGTGGACCAAGAAGAACACCGATCACACCTACAACTGTTATCCCATCTACGACTGGCGAACGGAGGATATCTGGACCGCTAACGCGAAGTTCGGCTGGGATTACAACAAGCTCTATGACGTGTTCTATATGGCTGGCATTCCCATTAAAAAGATGCGGGTTGCCTCGCCCTTTATGTCAGAGTCCAAATCAAGCCTGGCGATGTACCGGGTAATTGACCCGCAGGTATGGGCCAGGCTTTGCGCCAGGGTCGGCGGTGCAAACTTCATGGCCACCTATGGCAAACAGCTTGACTACAAATCCTTCAAGCTGCCAGCAGGCCACACATGGAAATCATTTGTGAAGTTCTTGCTGGCCACGCTGCCAGATCAATCCAGCGCAAATTTTAAGCAGCGCTTCATTCAGTCAATCCGTTACTGGGGCCGAGTGGGGCGCGGTCTTCCTGAGTCAATCATTGATGCGCTTAGCCGTATCGGCATTCGTTTCTACATCAATGGCACCACGCGGCATGGCGGGAACAATCTGCGCCGTGTTGTGATCAAGGTGCCACCTGATCATCTCGATGATCTGCCGTGTCACAACAGCATGGTCACATCGTGGAAGCGCTTTGCCATCACGGTTCTAAAGAACGACCACACCTGCAAGTATCTGGGCCTGGCGCCAACGCAAGAGCAGCAGCGCCGCCAGAAATCAATCCAACGTAAGTACAGCCAAGTCCTCAACCGGTCCGCTAAATGAAGATCCTCAACACCTCACAGCTTCCAGCTGATCGCATTGTCAACTGCCCAAAGGGCGGTTTCACCAGCCATCGCTTGCTCACGGAAGACGACGGCATGGGATACAGCATGACTAAAACCATCGTGCATCCTGGCAAGCCGCACCGCTGGCACTATCAGCATCACCTTGAAACGTGCTACTGCGTCAGCGGCAAAGGTCTGCTGATTAACGAGGCAACCCAAGAGATCCACGCCATCGCGCCTGATGTGACCTATGTGCTGGACAAACATGATCCCCACAGTTTTGAAGCCCTAGAGCCCACCACCTTGATTTGCGTATTCAACCCACCCCTCAAAGGAGATGAACTGCATGACGAGAACGATTCATACCCTTGGCGATCCCCGGTCTACTCCGTACGAAGTATTCCTATCGAGAAGGTTACCGCCAATGATTACAACCCCAACTCTGTGGCGCCGCCTGAAATGGCGCTACTCGAAACATCCATCTGGGAAGACGGTTACACGCAACCTGTCGTTGTCGTGCATGATGCCGAGCGTGACCTTTATGTGGTCGTTGACGGTTTTCACCGTTATCTGACTCTGAAGAATAGCCAGCGCATCCGCGAACGCGAAGGTGGCCGCCTCCCAGTTGTGGTGCTGCGCAAGGAGCTGCACGACCGGATGGCTTCCACCATCCGTCACAACCGCGCCCGTGGTTCGCACAACATCGAACTGATGAGCGTGATCGTTGCTGAGCTAATTGAGATGGGCAAGGGTGACGCATGGATTTGCAAGCACATCGGCATGAGCCCTGATGAGCTGTTGCGGCTTAAGCAAGTCACCGGGTTGGCGTCGCTGTTCCTTGGTAAAGATTTCAGCAAGGCATGGGACGTGGATCAGATCGACAACATCACGGAGGATCTCGAACGTGAAGCTCAAGAGGATCTGGTTGCCCATTGACGCCTGGGAGGAGATCCACTTCAACATGTGGGGCGATGTGCCAAATCGACGCATTGCCCTGTATCGCGCACAGATCTTCACCGGCAATCACCGCCTCTATGGGCGCTACATGCAGCGGGTCACCATCGAGTGGCCCAACAGCTGCATCAATGCATTAACCGACTACAACCTCAACCGCAAAGCATGGATCGGCCACGCTGCCTGCGCCCTTGCCTTGCGATGTCCTGAGGACATTACCCGCCAAGCATGGGGACTTCTGACAGATGAGCAACGGACATTGGCGAACCGACAAGCGGATCGAGCCATTCGCGCCTGGGAGATGCGCTACCGCGAGAGTCTCGGAATACGTGCGGACGTGGAAAGCCCGCTGTTATTCGCACGAGATTCCCGATGACGTGCCAGCCAAAGTTGCAGCGTCAGGCCGTGCGCCGTCGTGGCGTGCAGTAGCAGTGGCATTGCTGCAGAACGATTTGCATCTCTATCAGCTTGGCTATGCACGCCCTGCATACGACCAGCAACGCCGCGCTGTGACCATGGCGCAAATCGCAATGCATGGTGCGCCCGCAGATGGCACGCAGTTGGAGTTGCCGCTGTGAACCTTCGCGCCTACCAACAACAAGCCATAGCCGATACACGCGATGCAATCAGTGTCGGCTCACGTGCGCCGCTGCTGGTACTGCCCACCGGCGGCGGCAAGACTTGTATCTTCTCCGCCATCGCCCAATCGGCCGCGGCCAAGGGCAACCGCGTGCTGATCCTTGTGCATCGCCGTGAGCTGATCCACCAAGCCAGCAGCAAGCTCCAATGGATTGGATTGGATCACGGCATCATCGCCGCAGGCATCCCGCCATCAGATGCACCAGTGCAGATCGCATCCGTGCAAACGCTCGCCCGCAGGCTGCCCCGCATGGATTGGCAGCCGGGACTGATCATCATCGATGAAGCTCACCACGCCACAGCAGGCCAATGGGCGCGGATCCTTGAACACTGGCCCAATGCTTACCGGCTGGGTGTCACAGCAACGCCATGCCGCTTGGATGGTTGCGGCCTGCGCAGTGCCTTCGATGCCATGGTGCTCGGCCCGTCAGTGGCCGATCTGATCTTCACCGGCTACCTATCGCCCGCACGCATCTATGCACCCCCAGTCGTTGCTGATCTGCAAGGCATCCGCTCCCGTGGTGGCGACTACGCCAACGATCAGGCCGCGGCCGCCATGGATCGCCCAACCGTTACCGGCGATGCCATCGCGCATTACCAGCGTTTAGCGGCAGGCCAGCAGGCAATCGCCTTCTGCTGCAACGTAAAGCACGCTGTCTCAGTGTGCGACGCATTTAAGACAGCTGGGATCACCGCTGAACTGCTGCTAGGTGGCACGCAGTACCGTGATCAGGTAGTGGCAGACTTTGCCGCTCATCGCACCCGCGTTCTGGTCACCGTGGACGTGGTGAGCGAAGGCTTTGATGTGCCAGCCGCCAGCTGCGCCATCCTGCTCAGGCCAACGCAATCGCTCGGCCTCTACCTGCAGCAGGTGGGCCGTGTGCTGCGGCCAGCGCCCGGCAAAGACGCGGCGATCATCTTGGATCACGTCGGCAACGTGCTGCGCCATGGCTTCCCAGATGACCCACGGGACTGGTCACTTGATGACCGTATGCGGCGCACACGTGGCACACCAGCACCATCTGTCCGCACATGCCCTGAATGCTTCGCAGCGTTCAAGCCCGCGCCGATCTGTCCGGTCTGTGGCGCACAATGCCAACCAATCAAATCACGCAAAATCCAGCAGATCGCGGGTGAGCTGCAGGAGTTGAAGCGCACCGCCAAGGTCATTCAATTTGAGGAGCGCCACGAACGCCGCACTGAAGTCGGCCGCGCACGCACCCTGGCTGATCTGCTGATGGTCGCCAAGAATCGCGGTTACAGTCCGGGCTGGGCGTACCGGATCCATCAGGCGCGTGGCCAACGCTGAGACCACCCTCCAGCAGCAAATACGCCTCGCACTCGGTAGCCGTACTGATCTGCGCCTCTTTCGTAATCAGGTAGGCCAGCTGCCAGATCCACGCACCGGCCGGCCCGTGCAGTTTGGCCTGGCCCGTGGCTCAGCTGATCTCATCGGCTGGCGCACTATCACCGTGACCCCAGAGATGGTCGGCCAGCAGTTGGCTGTGTTCACCTCTATAGAAGTCAAAACCGAGCGGGGCCATGTGCGACCAGAGCAGCACGCATGGCAGCGCACCGTATCGGCCGCAGGTGGCATCGCAGGTATTGCCCGCTCAATCCAAGACGCAAACGATCTCGTGAGATAGGTTGCCAACCTTGCTCACCTAGCGCACACTCTGACGGCTCCTTTCGATAGCCGTTGTGGCAACCATCGTCGATCAGCTGCAAGACATACCCGACTCGTGGGCCTTGGTGGCAGTAGGCAACGACAAGCGCCCCTACCAGCCTGAATGGCAAAAGCACCCTCTAAACAAGCGCGGCATTGAATCCGAACTGTCAGCAGGTCGCGCCGTCGCAGTTGGCGTCCTAGCCGGCCCACCATCCGGTGGCCTCCTGTTCGTTGATCACGATGGCCTCGGCGCCTCAGAGGTGCTTGAATCGCTCGGCACATCACTGCGCGAGCTGCCCAAGTCCTGGGCAGTCACATCCGGCCGTGATGGGCGCCTACAGATCATCTACCGCGTTCCTGAACCGTTCTGGGATCAGATCAAAACCACCAAGCTGCGCAGCAGCATCAAAGGCGAGCAACTCGAACTGCGCTGGACCGGCTGCCAGTCCGTTGTCATCGGCAAGCACCCCATCACTGGCTCCTACCGCTGGCTCAATGGCCGCGCACCTGGTGACCTACCTATCGCAGACGCTCCATCCGTGCTGCTGCAGCAGATGCAACGGCACATCGAAACGCCGCCCCTGCTGCCTACCAATACCACCGACGACACCGAACGCGCTCGCCAGTACCTCGCCAACATTCCAAGCTCCATCGCTGATGACTACGACGAATGGGTCAAGGTCGGCATGGCACTGCACAGTGTCGGCAATGACTCGCTTCTGTCCGACTGGTGCCAGTGGTCTGCAGCATCCGGCAAGTTCAAGCCCGGCGAATGCGAAGCCAAATGGGCATCCTTCAATTCCGACACCGGCGGCGTTGGCCTCGGCACCCTCTACCACCTAGCCGGTGGCATCTCGCCACGTCAGCAGGCCATCAAGGCGCTTCAGTCCGTCCTCGGCCCTGATGTTGCCCAGTCAGCAGGCGCTGCCAAACCCATCAAGCTTGAAACCGGCGAGCTGCTCACCCTGCTGCGCCAGCAGCTGACAGACCGCCTGCGCTTCAACATCTACACCCAAGCCGTTGAGCTAGACGGCAAGGCCATCACAGACCTAGAGCACTACTACCTCCAGTTGGCCCAGCTCAATATCAAGGTCGGCAAGGAGCTGGCCGCTGATGCCTTGGTGTTCGTCGCCAAGGAAAACCAGTTCGATCCCGTCCGCGACTACCTAGACCGCGTAGCCGACGAGGTGCCACCGGCATCCATCGATCACCTTGCCACCAGCTACCTGCGCCCGCAAGACCAGCCCGGCACCCTCTACGACGCAATGCTGCGCTGCACCCTGATTGCAGCCGTCCGTCGCATCTATGAACCCGGCAGCAAGCACGATGCCGCCTGCGTCCTCATGGGCACCCAAGGCTGCGGTAAGTCAACCTTTTGGCGCAACCTCGGCGGTCCGTTCTTCTCTGATGCCCTAGGCGATATCAACAACAAAGACGACCTACTTCTGGTCGGCAAAGCCTGGATCCATGAGTGGGGCGAGATCGACCGCATCACCGGCAAGAACCACGCCGGCAAGATCAAAGCCTTCCTATCCCGTCAAACCGATTCCTATCGCGTGCCCTACGGCAAGGCGATGGAGGACTTCCCGCGCCGTTCAATCATCGTCGGTTCCACCAACCGGGACACCGGCTTCCTGATCGACGACACCGGCAACCGCCGCTTCTGGGTGATCCCTGTCGACGTGCAGGGAATGATCGAGGTCGATGGCCTGCTCCTTGAACGCGACTCACTGTGGTCCGCAGCAGTCGCCGCATACAAAGCCGGCGAACCCAATCACCTGCCCCGCGACCTGGAGCGCCAAGTGGCAGATGCAAACCTTGCCTACCTCGTTGAATCTCCTTGGCTCGCTCCGGTTAGAGAATGGTTGGCATCACCCCGAAACGCTGGGATCCCAGTCACCACGGAGGTTCTGCTCACTGATGCCATCGGAAAGCCCATCGAGCGCCAGTCTCGTGCGGACCAGATGCAGCTCGCATCCATCCTCAGGGAGCTTGGACTGGTCAAACGACGCCGCCTCATCGATGGTACCCAGAAATGGGTCTATTGCCTACCTCCCGGCTGAGGTAGGCAACCTCAGATCCATTGGTATGGCTGCCTTCTTCTACCCTCTCCTACCTTCCTACTTCTTCTAAAGAGTAAATAGAAATAGAGAGGAGAGGGGGAGAGGGGAGGAAAAAGGAAAAGATATAGGGAGGTAGGCAGAGGTTGGCAGGTTGGCAAGTCTCAAACCCGTCTCAAATGAGACACGTGAGACATCCGATTTGCCTACCTCCGGCGTCCGCCTCCTACCCTTGGGACATGGCCCTATCCATCACCGTCGACACCACCGGCCTGCAGGCACTGGCCAAGCAATCCAGCGCCTTGGCCAAACAGTTGCCATTTGCCGTCAGCCTCGCTCTGAATGGCTCGGCAAAGGGCAGCCGCTCTATACCCGGCTCAGATGCCTACAACGTCGTCAAGGCGCTTGCAGGGGCCTCTCGTGGCTATTTTGATCAACCGACCCCGTTCATTGAAAAGGCATGGCGTGCAACCAACGCCAACAAAGCCAACCCTGAGGTGACCATCTACCCAGAAGACAAGCGCGTCAAATACCTCAAGGCGCACATCACCGGCGGCGCTCGTACCTACAAGGGCTATGAAGCCAAGCTGCTTGGACTCAGTAACGAAAGCGTGCAAGCCCTCATCCCATCGTTCGTCAAGCGCAACCAGGCAGGGAACGCCACCCGTGGCACGCTCGGGAAGATCATCCAAGCAAGCGCCGCCAAAGGCCCCGGCTCGGTCTTGGTTGGTAAGCCACGTGGTGGAAACCGCCCAGTAGGCGTTTATGAACGCACCAAGCAGGGCAGCCTAAAACCGTTGTTCGTGGCGCAGCCGACAGCTATCTACCGCGGTGGCTTCCCCTTAAGCCAGACCACGGCAACCGTAATTAACCGGCGCTTCAGTTCCTACCTAGAGGCAGCCCTTGAACAGGCTCTAAAGTCCGCCCGTTAATATGGTGGCTCAGCGGGGTTGCAGCCCCCTGAGCCGTGATCACCTATCTCCAGCTAGGCGATGCCAAAAGCTTACAAACTGCCAGCACCCGGCGAGCCATTTGATCCTGAGCTGTTCAAGCTTGGCCAGCCATGCAAGCGCAATCACATCCACGCTGATGGGTTGACGCTGCGTTTAGTCAAATCCAAAAAATGCCCATTATGCGAGCGCACGGACTCACGTGAGCGCTCTGCCCACAGACGAGCCACTGACCCTGCCTTTGTAGAACGGCAGCGTATTTACGCTCTAGAGAATCAGCGCCGGCTGAGGCAACAGATGAGCTATAGGCTCTATCAGCGTGCAATGAGTAAAGCCCGTAAGGTTGCTCAGCGTGGGGGCGCCCCTGTCCACCTATCCCCTACTCAGCTTTGGCGTAGATGGTGCGACTTTGATCATTGCTGTGCCTACTGCGGGGCAAGTGGTGATCTAGAGGTTGAGCACGTTGTACCGATCAGCAAAGGCGGCGAACACCATCTCGGCAACATCGTGCCTGCATGTCATCGCTGCAACAGCAGCAAGCGCAGTAGAGACGCATGGCTTTGGTACAAGGCGCAACCTTTTTATGAACCATGGCGATGGCACAACATTGAATCCATTCTCAATAAAAGCAAGCCAATGACCGAACAAATCAACCTGTTCGCATCTTGAGCCAAGCGCAAGAATCGTGAGATCGACTGCGCCGCAATGAGTTTGGGTCCTTCTGCCCAAAAGCCGGAGGGTGATCGCAAGGCCCTTTTTTCATTTAGCGTCAGACGCCAAAGCCCCTAAACCCTTGCGGCGCAAGGGGTCTGGGCAATTCTCAATAAGCCGCCCCCTAGTCCCATTTAAGGCGGTTTAGCGGCAGTTAAGTTAAGTGAGGTTCTACTTAACTCTGTGCTGGTTACGTTCGCTGAGTTTGCAGCGATCAGAGGGTGCACCAAGGCGGCGGTGACGCACGCGAGCAAGAGCCGCATCGCTGATGCGGTGGTGATTAAGGATGACAAGAAGTGGCTGGATAGGGATCTGGCGCTTGAGTTGTGGAACAAGAACACGCTGGCTAACAGCGTGAGCAAGGTGAGCCGGCCGGACCCGGTTGAGGAGCCACCGAAGGATGCGGAGGAGTTGAAGCGGCGTGTGAATGGGCTGCCAGATGATGCGATTCCTGATCTGAATGAGAGCAGGGCAAGGCGTGAGCACTATCAAGCGGAGCTGGCGAAGCTGCAGGTGACGCAGCAGCGTGGCGAGCTGGTGCCTGCGGAGGATGTGAAGAAGGAGGCGTTTAAGGTTGGCCGCGGCGTGCGGGAAGCATTGGCGAATTTGGCGGATCGTCTAAGCCATCAGCTGGCGGGCGAGACGGATCCGACGGTGATTCACCAGGTGCTGACGCAGGAGCACCGCAGTGCGCTGGTGGAGCTGTGTGATGGCTAACGCATGGCGCGATGGCTTCATGGATGGGCTGCGGCCAGAGCAGCCGCTGACGGTGAGTGAGTGGGCGGATCGGTATCGGAGGCTGAGCAGCAAGGCAAGTGCGGAGCCGGGGCCATGGCGCACGGATCGGACGCCTTATCTGCGTGAGCCGATGGACTGCCTGAGCAGCGAGAGCGCTGTGCAGCGTGTGGTGATGATGTTCGCGGCGCAGACGGGCAAAACGGAGGCCGGCAGTAACTGGCTGGGCTATGTGATCGACCATGCGCCGGGGCCGATGTTGTGCGTGCAGCCGACGGTGGAGATGGCGAAGCGGCTTAGCAAGCAGCGGCTTGAGAGCATGATCACGGAGACACCGTGCCTGGCAGAGAAGATTGCACCGGCCAGAGCGCGGGACTCTGGCAACACGATGTTCAGCAAGGAGTTCAGCGGCGGGATCATGCTGCTGACTGGGGCGAATAGTGCTACCGGGTTGCGATCAGCGCCGTGCCGGTATCTGTTCTGCGATGAAGTCGATGGATTCCCGAGTGATGTGGACGGGGAGGGCGATCCGGTTGCGTTGGCGGAGCGACGGACGACAACGTTTGCGCGGCGCAAGATCCTGCTCACCAGCACGCCGACTGTGAAGGATTTCAGCCGGATCGAGGCGGAGTATTTGCGGAGCGATCAGCGGCGGTTCTATGTGCCGTGTCCAAGTTGCGGCGCGATGGAGTGGTTGAAGTGGGGGCAGTTGAAGTGGGACGACGGCAGGCCGGAGACTGCCAGGTATCAGTGCGAGCACTGCAGCGAGCGATTCGAGGAGTTGCATAAGCCGGCGATGCTGCGCCGTGGTGAGTGGCGTGCGACAGCACCGGCTGGCAATGGTCGGACAGCTGGGTTTCAGCTGAGTGGTCTGTATAGCCCGCTGGGATGGTGCAGCTGGGAGCAGCTGGTTGAGGATTTCCTGAGGGCCAAGGGTGATGCACCGGCGTTGAAGGCGTTTGTAAATACCCGGCTGGCGGAGACATGGGAAGAGGACTATGCGGCGAAGATCAGCGCCGATGGATTGATGGAACGGCGGCTTGATTACAGGAGCGGGCTGTGCCCTGCTGGCGTGGTGCTGCTGACTGCTGGTGTTGACGTGCAGGACAACCGGCTAGCGGTGAGTGTGTGGGGATGGGGCGAGGGTGAGACGGGGTGGTTGGTGTGGCACCAGGAGCTGATGGGTGACCCGACGATGACGGAGGTGTGGAGCCAGCTGGATACAGTGCTGGCGACTGAGTGGGAACACGAGAGCGGCAAGACCTTGAAAGTTGCACAGATGGCTGTGGACTCTGGCGGCCATTGCACGCATGAGGTCTATAGGTATGTGCGCGACCGTGTGGGGCAAGGCGTGATTGCGATCAAGGGCAGCAGCCGGCGCAACAGCGCTGCGGTTGGCAAGGGCAGCAAGGTTGATGTGAACTGGCGCGGCCGGGTGATTAAGCGCGGCGTGACGTTGTACCAGCTGGGCACCGACACGATCAAGACCACGTTGTTTGGCCGGCTCCGGCATAACCAAGCAACAGGTGGGCTGCACTTCGGGATGGCTGCGGATGAGGATTATTTCAAGCAGGTGACCAGTGAACGGCAGGCGTTGCGATATCACCGCGGCTTTCCGATCCGTGAGTGGGTGAAGAAAGCGGGGGATCGCAATGAGGCGTTGGACTGCTTGGTGTATGGGTATGCGGCAATGTTGCTTTATGGGCGGCGGATGAATCAGGCAACGATGTGGGAACAGCTGAGAGTGCAGTTGGAGGAGGGCAAGAAAGCACCGCTAAGATCAAGGAAGAAAGCGGCGCCTGCCGCCCCGTCTGCGTTTGTGAGCAACTGGTAGGCCGTGAACATCCCCAGCACAATCCAGGCCGGCGACACGATTCAGTGGCGGGACGTTGAGGGTGTGGACAATCTGGGCAATGTGGTTAGCAGCGCGGACTATTCGCTGACCTATTGGCTGCGTACTAATACAGCAAGCGAGGGCAGCAGCGCTGTTGGCACCGCCTATGGGACTGGGTGGGAGTTCACGATCAGCGCAGCGACCAGCGGCGCGTTTGATGCAGGTACGTGGTACTGGCAGGCAATTGCCAGCAAGGCTGGATCGGTGATCACGCTGGGCGCTGGCCAGCTGACGGTTGAGCGGGCACTGAGCTATGCCGGCACACCGGGTGCGTTTGATGGGCGCAGTCAAGCGCAGATTGATCTTGATGCTGTGCAGGCTGCGATCCGCACGATCATCAGCGGCGGCGCTAAGCAGTACACAATCGGCAGCCGCAGTTTCACCAAGCTGGATCTGGGTGAGCTGATGGAGCGTGAATCTAAGCTGAAGGCTGAGATCAAACGAGAGCAGATGGCGGAGCTGATCGCCAATGGTCTTGGCAATCCGCACAATCTGTTCGTGAGGTTCTGATGGGATTGCGCACGCGGCTGTTCAAGGCGATGGGATTCGAGCCGGTGCGGCCGCGTGCTCGGGCATATCAGGGTGCCCGCGTTAGCAGGCTGACGGCTGACTGGGTGACTAGCGGCACCAGTGCCGACAGCGAAATCAAGAGCAGCTTTAAGGCGCTGCGCAACCGGGCAAGGCAGCTATGCCGTGATAACGACTATGCGCGGCAGGCGTTACGTGCGATCCAGAACAATGTGATCGGGCACGGTATCCGCCATCAGGGACAGGTGCGGATGCTGCGTGGCGGCAAGTTGGATGAGGCGATCAACGGCCAGATCCATGAGCAATGGGAGAAGTGGATGCACAAGAGCCGCTGTGATGTGAGCGGCATCCTTGGCTTTCACGATATTGAGCGCCTGCTGGTGCGCAGCCTGGCCGAAAGCGGCGAGGTGTTTGTGCGGATGATCCGGCGTCCGTTTGGGGATAGCAAGGTGCCGTTCGCGCTGCAGGTGCTGGAAGCGGACTATCTGATCGACGACGACGTTCCGCAAGCCAAGGAAGGCAACACGGTGCGGATGGGCATCGAGGTGGATGGCTACCTAAGGCCGCAGGCTTACCACTTCTACGCCAACCATCCGGGCGACACCTACGCGGGCCCGAACCGCAGCAATGGGAAGCGCGTGCGGGTGCCTGCTGATGAAGTCCTTCATCTTTTCCTCCCTGAACGCCCCGGCCAGACACGAGGGGTCACCTGGTTCGCATCGGCTTTGATGCGTCTGCACATGCTGCAGGGCTACGAAGAGGCCGAGGTTGTGCGTGCTCGGGCTAGCTCGGCGCTGATGGGCTTTATCCAATCGCCAGAGGGCGAACTGGTGGGCGATGAGATTTATGAGGGTGAGCGCGTTAGCGAGTTTCAGCCTGGTGTCTTCAAGTATCTGGCGCCTGGTGAGAGCGTCACGGTGCCGGACCTGAATGCACCTGACGGCCAGCTGGAACCATTCACCCGCAGCATGTTGCGTGCTGTGGCTGCTGGCGTTGGTGTGTCGTTTGAGAGCATCAGCAAGAACTTCTCAGAGAGCAACTACAGCAGCAGCCGGCTGAGCCTGCTGGAAGAGCGCGACACCTACCGCGTGCTGCAGCGGTACATGGTGGAAAACTTTCACCAGCAGGTATTCGAGGCGTGGCTTGATATGGCTGTGTTGAGCGGTGCGCTGAGCCTGCCTGGTTACGAGACGAACCCGGATCGCTATCGCGCCAGCCGGTGGGTGCCGCGCAGCTGGGAGTGGGTGGACCCGCAGCGTGAGGTGGACGCCTACAAGACGGCGGTGCGCTGTGGCTTCAAGACGTTGGGCCAGGTGATCGCTGAACAGGGCGGCGACCTTGAGGATGTGCTGGTGGCACGTCAGGCCGAACTGGCGATGTTGGATGAGATGGACATTGTTGTGGACACCGATCCAAGCGAGGTCAACAGCGGCGGTGGCGTGCAGCCCCCGTTGAGCATGGGCGCGACGCCTGTGTTTGATGAGACCCAACCACCATTGGAAGACGAAGGCTATGAAGAGCAATCGGTTTTAGAAGATCCAACGGAGGCGCCTGAGGATTGATGGAGACCACGGATAGAATCAAGGCATTGCAGGATAGAAAGATGGAAGAGGCACGGCCTTATCCCAACGAACATGCTGCACGGATGACAGATCCGGCGCAGTATGACGAACTGCGGCGAGAGAACAACGCTGGCGGTGAAGGCGTTGATTTCATCTATGGCATCAAGGAAGGTGTCAGCGAGATACAGGCTGTGCGCTTTGATGCCCAGCAGTTCAGCGTTGAAGAGGCGCGGCAGTGGTTAGCCGATAACGAGATGGATCCCATCATGTTTGAAGAGGCAACCGGCGAGCAGCGCGATATGCCTGGCATTGGCCGGCACCAGCGGGCTGAGATCACAACCTTTGATCAGGTAGAGGATCGAACCTATGAGTTCCCATTTAGCTCTGAGTTTCCTGTTGCCCGTTACTTTGGCAACGAGATTCTCAGCCATGAGGTAACGGCTGCCGATCTCAGCCGCTTGAACGATGGGGCACCGCTGCTGTTCAACCACAACCCGGATCGTGTGATCGGTGTTGTTGAACGCGCCTATATCGATGGCAAGAAACGTCGCGGCTATGCACGTGTGCGGTTCAGCCGCAACCCTTTCGCTCAGGAAGTCCTGAGTGATGTGAAGGACGGCGTTCTACGCAACGTCTCCTTTGGCTACTCCATCGACAAAATGGAGGAGCGCGGCAGTGGCGACTTTGTTGCTACTGCCTGGTCTCCTTATGAGGTTTCGGTTGTATCGGTGCCGGCTGATCCCGGCGTCGGTATCGGCCGATCCCTTGAGGCCGAGCAAGCTGCCTCGGCAGCACCTACACCCGATCCCATTCCTGTAATGGAAAACACCACCCCTGATCTGGCAGTGGTGCGGGCCGAAGCCGCTGAGGCTGAGCGCTCCCGCATCGCTGGCATTTCTGCACTGTGCGACAAGCACAACATGGCCGACCTTGGCCGCCAGCTGATCGAATCTGGTCGTTCTATCGACGAGGCTCGCGCTGCTGTGCTCGACAAACTCGACATTAAACAGGAGCCTGTGAACATGAGCGCCGCTGAAATCGGCCTGACTGAGAAGGAGAGCCGTAGCTTCTCCTTCCTGCGTGCCATCAACTATCTGGCCAACCCAACCGACCGCGCTGCCCGTGAGGCTGCTGCGTTCGAGATCGAGGCATCTGAGGCTGCAGCTTCCAAGCTTGGCCGCCAGTCCCGCGGTATCACGATTCCTCAGGATGTGCTGCGCCGTGACCTGAACGTCGGCGCTGCTACTGCTGGCGGCAACCTGGTTGCTACCGATCTGGACGCTGGCAGCTTCATTGATCTGCTGCGTAACGCCTCTGCCCTTGATCAGGCTGGCGCCACCGTACTGACCGGTCTTACCGGCAACGTGGCAATCCCCCGCCAGTCCGGCGCTGCTACCGCCTACTGGGTGGCTGAGTCTGGCGCTCCCACCGAGTCCCAGCAGACTGTGGATCAGGTGAGCCTGACTCCTAAGACTGTGGCCGCCTACACCGACTACAGCCGCCGCCTGATGATCCAGTCGTCTATCGACGTGGAGAACATGGTGCGCTCCGATCTGGCCAGCGTGCTTGCTCTTAAGATCGACCTGGCTGGCCTCTATGGCACCGGCTCCAGCGGTGAGCCCCTCGGCCTGAAGCTGACCACCGGCATCGGCACCGAGAACTTCGCTGCTGACGCTCCCACCTTCGCTGAGGTGGTGGCACTGGAGAGCGACGTGGCAACCGCCAACGCTCTGCTGGGTAGCCCCGTCTACCTGATGAACGCTGCAATGCGTGGTTACCTGAAGACCACCAGCAAGGACACCGGTTCCGGCATGTTCATCATGGAAGGCGGCGAAGTGAACGGCTACACCGGCGTTCTCTCCAACCAGGTGGCAGCTGGCGATCTGTGGTTTGGCAACTTTGCCGACCTGATCATCGGTTACTTCTCCGGCCTGGACATCATGGTGGACCCCTACACCAACAGCACCAGCGGCACCGTTCGCGTGGTTGCGATGCAGGATGTGGACATCGCTGTTCGCCATCCTGAATCCTTCAGCCGCGGCAACAACAACCTCTGATCATGTTGATCCGCGTCCTTAGGCAGACCATGCTGAGCGGACGTGTGGCAAACGTCGGGGAAGTCCTAGAGGCTTCCCCCTCTGA